GCTGTTATTAGCTTTTTTGTTGCTGCCATTGGACTTTACCGAATGTTCAATGCTATAGCTTCTTCACCAGTCGCTCATGCCTACTCTGCTGGTGCACGCCCTCCGGCTGCACGTGCTGCAAAGAAAGCAAAGATGCCTGTGAAGAAACAAGACATAACGGCCACAGGCCATATGTCACAAGGTACGACTGACCTTGCACCTATTGTTGCCAAAAACATTGTAGCCCTACAAGCAGTGTTTAATGACAACTCAGTCTATACAGTCCAAGGAACCGCTATTCTATCCTCAACTATCTCAACTGTTAAGCATTTTATGAAGCTGATATTCTCCGAAAACTTTTCTTATCTTCATATCATTCGTACTGTTGGTGGTGTGCAAACACCCTATGACATCACCAAAGACAAGCTTTCCTATTTTGCCTTTGAAGATCGTGATCTAGCCCTAATTAGAATTATAGATAAAACGTTCCCCGCCTTCGCCTCACTTGAAAACCACCTCCCCTCAGATGTTTCTGACCTTGATAACGCCCTAACTACTACAGTTTACATGGTCAAGAAATATAATACCGCTAAAGTTAATACCATAGCTTTAGTTGGTACCGCCAACGTTCAATTCATCCCTTACCTGCCCTATGATCTTGATGGACCTGACGGCCAAATAGCTGTTGAATCTACTTCACTTCTTGAAGTATCTGGAGAAGGTGTACATCCTGTACCAGGTGATTGCGGATTGCCCTATATATCCGATAATTACTTATCCAAACACCGTCTCCTTGGTATTCATGTTGCTGGCTCTCCAGGCTGGTCTTACTGCCAAATTATAACGTTGGAAGACGTTACAGATAATACCTATCTTCCATTTGCCCCTCAAAAGGCAAATATGAAATTTACTCCACCCGATAATCTGAAGTTTGAGAAACTCGATCCCAAACTCCAGGTTAGATGCCCGAACCGTACTAGAATTATGCCAAGTATGCTCTACGATCGAATTTTCGCCCACACTCGAGAACCCGCTGTTTTGTCACCCCGAAACGGCGTTAGTCCAGCTGAACTTGCTCTTAAGAAGAATACTGGACACGCAAATCCCCGATTAGAAGGCCCGAAAGCAGATCTCTTGCGAGAATGTTTCCGAGTTGTTCTAAACTCTGTACCTAATACTGTTCCTGGAAACGCTGTCACTTTGAATGAAGCGTTGAATACTCCACCAGGATACATGTGTGTTGCTCCTATCTATATTAAAACCTCTTCAGGTTATCCACACAATTGCAACACATGTGATTGTGGATGTAGAATTGAAGAAAATGGTAGACAAATTCGTCAACCTGGTAAAACAGCCTTCATCACTGAAGGCTCGCTTGGCACGAAAATTGCCACTAAATTACTAGAAGATCGAATTGTTTATACAATTGATCAATTGCTCCACAACCCCGAATTCAGAGTTATATGCTCTGATAGCTTGAAAGATGAACTCCGCTCGATACCCAAAGTTGAAGCCTGCAAAACTCGACTATTTTCTGCTCTCCCAATAGAAATTTTAGTCCTGATGCGCATGTTTTTTCTTGACATTACTGAGAATCATCTACGAACCCATAATAAGACTCACTGTAAACTCGGAATAAACCCCGAGTCCAGTGAATGGAAAAAGTTATTCAATGAACTATTCCCTGACAAGTACCGCTATGAACATGCTTCCTGCGCTGACATTATTGGTCAAGACTACTCAACCACTACCCAAATGGGTGAGTTTTATACTGACGAAAATTGCCAACGCTATGAAAAGCATGACACGAATGGTGATCAAGAATTAGTTTTTGGCCACTCTTACTCTAAAAAAGAAAGAATGGCTATACGCAGGCGACTGCTAGAACTTATTATCACCCAATACGGTGTCCATGTATTTATGGACATCATTTACTATCTCTTTAATGGAAATCCTTCTGGTGAATCTCTCACCACTCCATTCAATTCGACCTGTGTAGCTGCTGCCATTACCTATTCGGCAACAAGCTTTATGAACGACATTAAAGAAATTTATATGACCGTTCAAGAGATCTTCGATGAACTACGCATCGCAGATTTTGGTGATGACAACATCACCACGCACAGCGAAATTTTGGATGGATTTGGACTCGGCCCTATGAGTCATTATTTCCACGAAATCGGCTATGATCTTACTGACGCCGATAAACTTCCTATCACGATTGTCGATCCTTTGACACTTCGTGCCCGCGTTAACAACTGCTCGGCCGCAGACGCGAGTTTTTTGAAAAGAAAATTTCGTGTCGTTTACCAAGGCCCTAATGCAGGAGTTTACGCTCCTCTCCCTATCGATTTGATCCAAGACATGGTTAATTGGTGTTCTGATAAAATACCAATGGACCAAGCTACTTATCAATCTGCTTATGGTTCAGTCAAGGAGATGTATCATCATGGCGAACGCGCCTATGAAACTCACCGAACACTGATAAATTTGCACCTTGAACAACTCAAGATCAAAACGATTCCCCTAACTTATCATGACTTGTTTGCTCGTTTTCATAACATGAAAACTAATAAAGATGGTACTATCGACTATCTTGCATATGGCAAAAACCGTATGTACGAACAACAAGACTACAACGTCCCCCGTGAGTGTAATTTCGTTACTATTCCTCAACTCGCTCACCAATCCCTTTGTGACAAAAAGAAAACGAAATACTTGCCCCACAAAGGCAAGAAGAATTCACTCCTTGATACCTATTCCCCCCAACTGCTGGATCCACAAGCTCCAGTATTTAAACCTCGCATGACGGGCCATGGAAATGGCACGTACCCCACCGATATTGAAGAAGAAGCTGAAACCACCATGCTCACTGGTTTTGGCTATACTGTACTTCAAATAGAAGCTTTGCGTCAACAGAGAATACAAAGAGCCCATATGGTTACCGTCGCAAGATGGCAAGAACAAGATCGTTTAGAACGAGAAGCACAACAAGCTGAAGCTGTCAATCGTGAAATTCGTGGTAACCCCACATTTGCGCGTTTCTTCTCTCCCCCGATTTCTGTGACTTTCGAACCAAACCCCCAACCATATACTCTTCCTGAATTTTGGCAAGATCTCAAAACCACTGCCAAAGATATATATTCCCAACACAAATGGAAGCCTGTTCTTTTTATTCTTCCATTGCTCTTAGTTAATCTGTTTATGATTTCCACTGCTCCAACCACAATTCCCGAGTATCGTTGCATGACATTTTCCGATCCTGGATTCTGTTATTCTTCGTTATATAAAGATACTTTTACTGCAAACATTGTCTGTGATGATAAATTTGACCATTGTTTGTACGCACCCCCGCGTCCACCTGTTCTAGCTCATATGCAACAGGAACAAACAACCAAATCACTCAAAGGTGTAGTCTCTGGTGTTCTGGAGGGCTCTTCTACAATAGCCTCCTCTATCCAAAGTCTGCCCGTGGTCGGACAAGTTGCCTCAAAAGCAGCTCCCATCCTAAGTATCCTATCGAAATTTGCCAAGTCTGTTGGACTGGATTACCCGAATTCAGTAAAAGCTTTAGAGCCTGTAGTAATAAAACAGACTCCCCAACTCAATTTTGCTAAGGGACTTGATTTAGTCAACTCCCTAGGAATGGACCCAGCAAATCAGGTTTCCAACCGAACTGATTTCTTTTGTGATAAAGGTCCATCCCCCAATATGTTCGAGAACTATAAACTCTTACCTGGTTTAATGAACGTGAATAATTTTGATGGAACATTCACCCAAAACCAGGTAATTATCACAATTCCTATACATCCATCCGTATGTGCACAATCTGTCTTTCCAGACAATTATGCCCTCACACCTATCGCGAACATGAGTGCGTTTTTCCGTTACTGGAAAGGCTCCATCAAGTTCTATTTTATGTTTACAACCTCAAAATTTGTTTCGGCCCGAGTTCGATTTGAATGGCATCCTCAGCCATCCGACTCATCCGGCCTTACAAACAGCGATGTTGGAGACATTCTCTCAACAACGATCGATATCTGTGGTGACACAAATGTGCCCATATGCATCCCTTACCTTAAAGACCTTCCGTGGTTACCAGTAGTCACTCCTGACATAGTAGCCCCCAATTCCGCTTTTTCCGGATGGACTGAAGTCGCTAATGGGTGTTTAGTTGTTCGAGTAGTCAACCCTCCTATAGTTGCCAACTCAATTTCTGACACCGTCATCGATTATGCCATCTGGATTTCCGGAGGAGAAGATTTTGACTTTGCTCGCCCACAAGACGATCCTTCAACCATCTTTTATTCACCTTTTGCTGTTGAGCTCTCATCATCAGAAAAGCCAAGAATGAAAGCACATATGAGTACTTGTACAAGTATTCAGTCCGTCTTTAAGTCAACTTTCCTCCCAATCGTACCATGCACCCAGCGTGTGTGCGATAATATCTTGCAAGGAGAACGAGTAGTCTCCTTCACTGAACTTTTTCACCGCTACTCACAATTCCCAATTCTCAGCGGATCTTCCGCCTATAATTCATGGACTCTTAATCCATGGTTCCCTCTTGGTACTTCTTTCACCCAGTTTGATCGTTTCATGATGTCCTTCATGTTCCATCGAGGAAATTTCCGATGGAAGTTTCTAAATGCCCTTAATATCAGCTCTGATAACCGTGGTGACATTACGCTTGCAGTTGGAAATGCTGTCTCTGCTCCTTACGCGACAGCTGAACACCACGGGGACGCCTATGGCGCCCGTAGTGGCATAGCTTTCGAGGAACTGGAATTTAATCAATGGATTACTGCAGAGACCCCCATGTACGGAATGTTTCCAATGCATTCTATACACTGTTCCGCAGAAATTTATGAACTTCCCTGTGTGGAACTACAAGCCAATTCCAAGGCTGGTTCAAGTCACAGTTACAAGTTTATTCCTTACCTCGCAGTTGGTGACAACTTCAGTGTTGGCCAACTACAATCACCCGGTTACTTCATTGTTGGTACTCATCCGCTCAAGAAGAATATCAAAGCCCATATGCAATCAAATATGGATGAAAGAAAACCCATAGAAGTAACAGATCAGCAAGTTTCCGAACTGACGTCGTTTCGCGACACAGTTACGGGATCAGAAGTAGTGAACCACAAAACTACTCCCATCCACGCGAACACTGATCCTTATGCTGATCAAGGTTTAACCCAGGTGCTCTCGCGTCCTTATATAACTCACTCTTTTCAGTGGGATAGCACTCAGACATACAATCACCAGTTAGCAAGAGGCAATCTCCCAAATGACCTCTTCAACATTACCAGTATCGATGAGAAGCTAGCCCGCTTCAAATACTTCCGAAGTGCTTGTAAGGTTGACATTCGTGTTAACTCTACAACATTTCACTCTGGCAAAATACTTTGTGTATTTGCCCCACATTGGAATGTCTCCAACTCCACCGGCGTCATGTCGAATGATGATATGTACTCACTTAGTTGTTTAAACTCTGTAATCATATCAGCTAATTCGAATGAACCAGTCTCCTTTGAAATTCCCTACGTGTGTCCTAGTGCCTACTTTGATTTGCAACACACCTGTGCCATTGGAGATGTTTATGAAGGCTTTTTTGGGACTTGGCAAATGTATGTTCTCTCTCCCTTGAGACTTACAGGTGCCACATCCACCGCTTCTTTAACTGTCACAGTTTACCAAAACTTTGTTAATCCTGAACCCGCTGGATTTACAAGAGTTAATATCGATTCACTTCGTTATCAACGCAAATCAAAAGGGGTTGCTACGAACCTCTCACAAAAATCGTCATTTTCTTTGTCGCTCAACCGTAACAATAAACCCTCAAAACACACCAACTTGTGCCTCAAAAGTTGATGTGATCCCC